TGGAAGGGCCATCAGGGTGATTCAATTCACCAACTGCACGACCTGTAATAACTTGCTCATTGACAAATTTGTCAACGGCCTGTGTAAGAACTTCACGCGTATATATACGACCGTTTTTGTTCTTGTTTTCTGCTTGCATAAACACACCTTCTAAGAAAGTACTTTTCTTACCGGTTTTTTTATTCTCTTCAATAGAAAAACCAAGTTGGTGTTGAATATATTCCGTAATTAACTTCATTTAAGCTCCCATTAAATTGAGGAAATCCTTTAATCCATCTTCAGCACTTTTCAAATCTTTAAATTTGTCAAGCTTAATTCCATCAATATATAGATTGAATTTGTTTGTTATGACTGCAGATGTTTTCTTTTTCTTTCCAAGTTTGGTTAATTCCTTGGCTACCTTTTCACCCGACGGGAGCTTTAATTTAGCTTCAATTACTTCATTGAATGATTCCTTAAACGTCAGCATCTGTTGCAACTTCTCCCTCTGGTGTCTCCACCGCAGGTTCTTCTACTGCTGGAGCATCGTTCGTCGCTCCATACATTTTAGAAGCAACTTCTTGTTTATGATTATTCAATGCGCTTAATATTTTATCTTGCATAATACTATTAAAAGTATTGTTGCTCTTCTGCGCATCGCCCGTTTTTATATTGTCAATTAGTGTTCTTGTGCTCATAATATCTCTGTATAGTATTTATAAAAATGTTTATTTCCAGTAAACTTTATGTATACTTATTGTTTATATAGGTGCATTTGATAAATCTGGATTAATATCACCTGGTTCGATAGGATCTTTCTTGTTATCCTTCGCTATTTGTTTAATCATCTCATCATCCAATTTCAGAATATTGCGGCGGACCCAGTCTTTAGACCAGAACGTACCAATATATTCGTCCATCATTTGAAGAGTTTCTATACGTTCCTTAAGGATTTCAGTATCTTTAAGTTCAGCATAGTAATTATCTCTAGAATACTCAACAACAATGTCTTCACGGATGTTTACCCAGTCGCTTGGCACTATAATCTTTTTAAGGATCAATTGTCTCTTAAGCGCTTCATAGAATAATGTTGAGAATTTACCACGGCAACGATCTATAAACTTTTGAAATTTAAGTTCATCACGAGTGATTTCTGAGGAACGACCAACAGAAAATGCATCTGCTTCTGTTAATCGTGACATAGGAATATTTAAAGCCCTATATAATTTGTTTTGGAAGTATTGTATATCTTCAATCTCACCAAGGTTTGAACCACCTGGAAGAGTATCGATTTCTGTACCACGGCCGCCTTCTCTACGTGGCAACCAAAAGTCTTCCATGACATTACGATGGATCTTCTCATCTTTTAGATTACCGGTAGAAGGATCATATACAACCTTATTACGATACTTATTCATCGTGTTATTAAGGTATTCTTCAGCCTTACCCTTAGGTAGATTACCTACGTCTATATAAAATATACGACGTTCAGGTGCTCTTGATATACGATAGATGACAAGTGAGTCTTCCATCATACTTAATTGGTTTAAAGGTTTAAGGGCTTTATTTAAGTAGCCAATAACCTTATTGCGTTCTTCGTTTAATAGACCTGAGTTAACTTGAATAATAGCATCAGGATTAATACGTAAGCCTTCTGCGTTATTAATTAATACATCATCTTGATAGAGGTAATATTCTTGGCCTTCTTTTTCAAGTTCAGCACCGGTCTTAGGGTCTTTAACCTTTTCGACTTCTTTAATCTTACGAATCTTTGTTGGATCTATTTGTCTTAGTTCTAATATACCAGCATCAGGCTTAGATTCATTAATAATAACATGATAAAATAAACGTCCATCTACATACCAACGTCTAAATGTATCGTATGATGACATAGAGAAGTTAGTTAAGTTTAGAATTCTATCGAATTCTTCCATGATTAGATCTTTAACATTGTCTGCTTGATCTAAGTTATCAAGATTTAATTTAACAATAATGCCGTTCTCATCTGTGATTGCTTCATTACATATATCTTCAATCGCCATATCCACTTCTGGATATGCTGATATCGAACGGTACTTCATTATTAATAGTTTATCTGACTCGAACTTATCTCCACTAAGATCCATATATTGACCAAAGTGTCCACCAGTTGGGGAAATTTCGTACGCGCCATCCTCATTCTCGGTTGCGAATGATAAAGGTTTCTTTTTATCTTCTATTGCCTTTCGTTTAAACTCAAAGCCAAATAGTGTTACGCCGTTATTTTCTGCCATACATTCCTGTTCCTAATTCACTCTTTCTTAAATATATTTATAACACTTAAGAAAGAGTGCCTTTCGGCACTCCTTATGTTTATCGATGATTTACGTTGTAGTATCAGACTCCCAATATTGAACTTGCAGTTCAACAGTGAATTCTTCAATAACATTTTCTGAATCATACGAAAGTTCAATCGCACCCAAAGTAGTTGGGAAACAACCTCTGATATCGTATTTTTTAATACTAGTACCAGCTTTATCTAGTTGTTCAACGACCATGTCAGCCATATAACTATCTGGCTTGATTATACCAGTATTGTTATTATGACCATTAATCATGTTCATCCAATCTTCATATGCATTTCGTACATCAAAGTCATTGTCATTAATGACCGTGATCGTCCATGGTTCAAATGTTCTATCACCAGCTATCTGTAACGTACGACCCCTAAATGGAACTGGAATAGGAGCAATAGTACTTGCTGGCAACGATGCCATCTTTGTCATGTATGACGCCTTCGTTGAGTTTGGCTTTATAATTAAACCGGGGAAGTTCTGTGTGACCTGAAATAAATTAGGTCTTGCACCGCCACCAATTAATTGGCCTTTCATATCATCTACGCCTAAAATAGCCATTAGTTACCTCCTGCAATTTCAGAAAACTCTACGCCAGTTCTCGTAGCGATAAAGTTTAGTGTTATATAGTTAATAGATCTTGCAGGTTTGACATAAATATCAGCAACAAACTTATTGGTATCAATAATTGCTCCTGTGTTATTAGTGCCATCACAAACTACTTTAAAGTCCGTAATACCTCTACGACCCTTAACGTCTCTTAAAAATGGTTCAACCATGTTTCTGAATTGAGCCCTTGTAAATTCATCATTAAATTCGAATAATGATGCTTTCGATGCTGTGCTAACAGCCTTCTCTAATACGATAAACAATCTACGAACGTTAATTCTATCGAACGCTGATGGTTTAGCTTGTAGAGTTTTGTCACCAAATAACACTGTACCCGCACCAGGAAATGTAACAATAGGGTTTACACCTGTCTTGTATAGAGCATCTCTATCTGCCTGATTAGGATTATATGCTAGTTTAGTAACGTTACGAACATTACCACGTGTAAAACCTGCCGGTGAGAACCAAGCATCAGCAACTAAGTCGGCGTTAGCCGTTAGTCCTGCTGTTGATCCAGCCGCACAAATCCAACGATATACATCATTGTACTTGTCATACACATATAGAGAACCAGAATCCGCAAAGCCATAAGACGTTGAGGTTGCTCCTGTTCTCCATGCTGCTATTGCTGTTAAAGCCGCAGCCGCTGTTACATTTACTGTTGCCGCTCTCTCTGGTGAGACAAAGCCAACCGCATCTTTTCTTGCTGCACATAAAGCTGTAATATAATTACTTAGTGTAATATTATCAGTCGCGCTCAGTGAAGAGTTTGATTGAAACATTAAGCTCATGTCCATTGTTTCTGCATCGGCGAAATATGCAAGAGCTGTAGTAGTCTCACCTACAGTTAGTACATTATCATCAATACCACCACTTAAGGCAATATAAAATGATGCAACATTTGTAAATGCATTACTAGTTGCTGATTCACCTGCATCTGTCAAAGCTGCTGGGTGATTACCGATATAGACCCATTCTGACTGGGAATTAACGACATCTTTATAGTATAAAGATTCTCCGCTAGTGCCCTTAACATCACTTGCTTGCGATAGATAAGTAAACTTTTCAAGTATGGTACCTTCTGTACCAGTAATTGTTCCGTTTGTATCATAAACAAATATGTGTATTTCATCATTAGAACCGCCTACCGCTGCTGCTCCTGCTGATGTTCCAGCTATACTTTCAACATGTGTTGCTTGCCATGCTGTTAGTGCTTGTGTTGCTGTCGCGAC